GAATAAACCTTGAAAAGAAAATAGGAAAAGACAGATTACAAGCACTTGATGATTTAGCATCACAATCCAAACGAAACAGGGGATTTAAGTTTGACCGATTTGCACTGATTGAAATAATTCTTAAGTATAAATAATTTTTCACTAATATTGCAAAATGCCAAAGTATTGCATTTATAGTGCAAAGTTCGCGTTATTGCATATCAAATTCAAGTTATGAGAAGAAAGCTAACGCCCGAACAGTTAGAATACGCAGTAACGAGATATGAGAGCCAAAAGAACATAACGCATTTAGCGGTAGAACTTGCGACAAAGTTCAAAATTGATTGGGGGACGGAGTCTTTAAGGCGTTATTTGTCGAACAACCTTCAACGGCTGGAGGTGACAAAAAAGAAAGGAGATATAAAGCGGTTGTTCTTTGATATAGAAACAAGTTACTATTTAGTTCCTACGTTTCAGTTTTGGAAAGTAAACATAAACCCTGATAATATAATTAGGGATAAGAAAATTATCTGCATTTGCTATAAATGGCAATACGAGGATAAAGTTCACCGATTAGTTTGGGATGCAAACCAAGACGATACTAAAGTTGTAAAAGACTTCATTCAGGTAATTAAACACGCGGATGAAATTGTAGCACACAACGGAGATAAGTTCGACATGAAAGAACTTCGCACTCGTGCCATACTCACAGAGAATCTAATGTTTCCTGTTTACAGGACGCTGGACACGCTCAAAAAGGCAAGGCAGTATTTTAGATTCGCCTCCAACAAATTAGACTACTTAGGCAAGGTTTTGAACTTAGGTAGAAAGTTAGACCATGAGGGGATGCAAATGTGGATTGATATTTGTGAACACAAAGACAGGTTTGCCTTAAAACAAATGGTTGAATATTGCGAGCAAGATGTTATCCTTTTAGAGGACGTTTACCATGCGTTATCGCCTTACATCTACCATAACACAAACTTTGCCATATTAAAAGGTGGCAAGAAATGGCATTGCCCTGAATGCGCAAGCGAAAATGTGCAACTTAGCCACACAGACGCGACTGCAATGGGTGTAATAAGACGGCACATGAAATGCAATGATTGTAGAAAGTTCTTTAAAATCAGCAACAAGACCTATCTTTATATGCTTGAAATGCTAATTAGGAAAGATAAAATATGAAACACCCTAAAGTCATAGTCAGAAAGTTAGGCAAGGAAAAAGCATGGGGGCAATACCATGAAGATGATAACCTGATTGAAATTGATGACAGGCTTAAAGGTAAATTGAAACTGGAAGTAATGATTCACGAAAGGACACACGCGCACTTTAAGGACATGACTGAAGCCGATGTAGACCGATTTGCAAAGACAATGGCAGACTTCCTTTGGAAGCATCATGTTAGATTTGTAGACAATACAAAAACGGTTTAGATATTTTTAGCTATATTTGCACTAAACGAAAAAACGGTAAAAGGCTTTACGGAGATTTAGATAGTGAAGAAAACGAAGTAGGATGATGAACGAAAAAGCGTTTGATGTTTTGAATGGGTGCTACATGACATCTACTTTAAGAAAAAGAATTAACGCAAAAGAAAATCTAATGATGTTAGTTCCAGAAGATTTGTTTGGCAGATACCTGAACGAATTAAAAGGAGATTTGGAGGTTACTTTTGACAAAGATAAACTAACATTTAACGGAATTAAGATTAAACAATCTTGTTTTAAAAGACCGATGATAGTATATGCTGTATAAACACACAGTTTGGTTAAATCAGTTGAACGCTTTAATTGACAGGCTCGAGGCGGTGCAAGACAAAAGCGAGATTAAGGTAACTAAAGATATGCTGGATTTCATTATTTGGAAGTATAAGACAAGCGTATTCAGGGGGTATAAGTTAATATGCAAGTAATCTGCATTGACATAGATTTTACGGAGTCTAATAATACAAACTGTAACAGGTATCAAATTCAGTTAACTAAAAAAAACTGATTTATGGACGGTAGGAAAAATAATAGGGGCGTAAAGGGGAATAAAGGAGGCAGACCTCCAAAGGCAGATGAGGCTAAATTAATAGAAAGGCTTACACCTCTATCAGATTTGGCATTCAGTGCCTTAGAACGCGGTTTAAGCGAACATAATCCACAGTTTGTAAAAATGTGGTTTGAATACATGTATGGCAAACCTAAACAACAGGTAGATGTGGATGGAGAGTTTAATTTTATCAAACAAATAGTAATTGAACCAGCAAGCGCGACTAAGCATAAATGATGTTTACATTCCATACTATAATAATAGTGACCGATATTTAGTATTATGGGGTGGTTCAGGTTCTGGCAAATCGGTATTCGCATCACAGAAGATTTTATTGCGGTGTATTGGTGAAGAAAAACACAGGTTTCTTTGCATCCGTAAAGTAGCCAATACAATACGTTCGTCAATTTACCAAAGATTTTACGACTTAATCAGTTCACTTGGGCTAATGAGTGAATTTGATATTAACAAGTCAGAAATGAGATTTACTCACAGGCCAACAGGTAACGAGATTCTAATGTTGGGTCTGGATGATGTGGAGAAGTTAAAGTCAATAGAAGGCATTACAGGGCTTTGGGTTGAAGAAGCTACTGAACTATCGGAATCAGACTTCGACCAATTAGATTTAAGGCTAAGGGGCGAAACAATAAACTACAAACAAATTATCCTTTCATTTAACCCAATAGACGAAAGTCACTGGCTAAAGAAAAGGTTCTTTGATTCGCAGTTAAGCAACTGCACCACAATTAGGACAACATTTAAAGACAACCTATTTATAGACGATGAATATAGGCGTGTATTAGAGCAAAAGGCGAGTGTATCGCCAAACCTTTATAGAATCTACTATTTAGGGGAGTGGGGTAAAGAAGACGTTGAACGTCCATATTGTTTAAACTTCAAAACAGATAAGCACGTAAAGCCATGTGCATTCAATCCAAAGTTACAGGTCATATTCTCATTAGACTTTAACGTAGAGCCGTTTGTATGCGAAGCAGCGCACATTTGGACGGATAACACAGGAATGCACTTTCACAACTTCAAAGAACTTGTAATAGAAAAAAACGGTGATGTAGAATCTATGTGTGATTTGTTAGAAAGCACATTTGGCATTCAGGTTATGTCAAATTCATTGTTCACAGGCGATGCCATGCAACGGAAAAGAGAGATAACCCAAAGAAATAACATAGACGCGTGGCGAATTATTGATAACAGATTCAGGTTAGGACGTAGGCTAATGGTTCCACGTGGTAATCCTTCGGTGAAAGAAAACAGGCACTTACTAAACTCTATACATGCGTTTCATCCTGACTTTCTGGTTGACCCTTCATGTAAGAAACTTGTTTACGATTGCCAATTTGCGGAGGCTAATGAGGATGGTGATTTGGTAAAGAAAGACAGAAACAAAGAAGCGCAGCGATTGGATGCATTAGACTGCCACCGTTACATGTGTAACACTTTCTTGCATGATTTTTTAGAACGGTATAGAATAAAATAATATATTTGCAGCAACGGTTGCGACTTCGCGCAGAAACGAAGCTAAAACAAATGCCATGTCATGCGATTGCACAACCGTAAATAAGATTCCAAGCTGTATAGACACCTTAATAATAGGTGACGTAGCAAATCCAAACGCTAATTACTACGTTTATTTAAAGACACCTGACGGTCGTATTGATAGATATAGTGCGGTTGATGTAGTTTATACCGACCAAATAGGAATAGAATCGCCACAGGTAAGAATAGGCACTGTATATGAGATTTGGGTAACGCTTGCAAGCGATGAACAATTAAACGAGCGTGTAGCGTTTACTCCATTTGGTGCAACATCTACTGTTACATGTGTAAATGTAGAGTTTAGTTATTGCGATTCTGAATTTACTTATCAATATATTTCCGTATGATAAACTGCATTATCTTAACTGCTTTATTTGTGAACGGTCTATCAATATCCACTGATTCAGGAATGATATTTGAGCATGTAAAAGCATGGATAAAATCAAAGATAGGTGAACGCAAGATTTACAAACCTATCATTGGTTGCGTAAGGTGTATGCCGTCTATTTATGGCACAATTATTTACCTGCTTATGATGCCTATTGATATAAATATTGTTTGGCAGCTTCCTATTGTAATAGTTGCCTCCGTTTCACTTTCAGCCGTAATAAATTCACAGTATATATGAAGGTTTTTTTTCTAAACATTCTTGCGCTGATAGGTTGGCGTGATGCTATCGGTAAAGTAGCATATACGCACCAAAGCAAGACGTATAAGGATAATTTAAAGTTTGCATTTAAAGACACATTAGGGAGGTCTTATTTCTATTTTCCAAAGATGGAAGATATACCGCTACCGTTATTCGAGAAGTTGAACGAATTACAGGAGCAAATGAGGTGCAAAGTTCCTTCTAAAGACTTAGACATTTGGATAAAAAAAGTAAAGGAAGTTTTGAACGGTAACGGCAAAACAAAGGTTACTGACTTCGGATATTGGTTAGGTGTTTTAGAAGAAAGGAGGACTATCCTATTTGACCCAATGATACTTACTGAAATAGCTGCTTTGCTTTACATCCGTGAAGATGAAAACCCATGTTTCTATAATGAAGCATTGCACAAAGAGAAGTTTGAAATGATTTGGAAGGATAGTAAAGAAGGAAACTACTTATACGATTTTTTTGTAAACGCTGGCTTGACAGCTTACATTCCTTCGGGAAGCGTTACTCGCGAAAATTGGAGTCAATTTTTGGAGCAATCGACAACGAAGATACAAGCATTCAAGTCAGCAATTACGCGGATTTCGACATACGCATCAGAGTTCAAAGAATTAAACAACAGTTCTACGAAAACCTCATGATGTTAGTTGATAATGATTTGGTGCAATACGAAACAGCAAAGAAGATAACGGTAGGTGAATATTTGATTTTGTTAGAAATGAAACACAAAGACAATGGCAGAAAAAATAATCGTTGAATACGCGGTAGATACATCGGGCTTTGTAAAAGCTGAAAGTGCTATTTCTGACGTTACAGATGCTACAAAAGGGCTGCAAAATCAGATTAAAGCCACATTTGCGGAAAAGAGTATTGACGAAGCCACTAAACAATTATACGAGCAAGGCGACATTATGGGTGCGCTTATTACGCGTTACGGTGATGCTGGTCGCGCATTAAAAGCCATGCAAAAGGAATTGCAAACAATGGCTGCTTTAGGTCAGAATAATACCAAAGAATTTAAAGAACTAACAAAGGCAACGGCAGAACTTCAGGACACAATCGGAGATACAAGGGGCGAAATAAAGAAACTTGCGAGTGATACTCGTGTATTTGATTTAATGGTTCAAGGTGCAAGAGGTGTAACGGCTGCTTTTAGCGTTGCTACTGGTGTAACGGCTGTTTTCGGGAAAGAAAGCGAAGATTTACAGAAGTCAATCCTGAAAGTGCAGGGCGCAATG